ATTAAAAGGTGCTGCATCCAATGCTTTTTTTCTTATAGCATATGGATCCTCATAAAAGTCATTAATAACTATAATGTCCTTCATATTAATTCCACTAAATCAAAAACTGTTTGTAATTTTGTACGAATAGTTTTTGAACTAAAACTATTTCGTAATCCCTGATGTAAGGGTTTAGGGGCGCGATCTACAACTGCCCAAGCCCATCCTTGATGTTCATCACTTAATGTTGGTACAAATTCATCATCAACTACACACAAATATGTGTGAAAATTAAATACCCGGTCATTAGAGACAAATGTTTCTAGCGGAATTGTTTTTAGGATAACAGGAATTGTGCCGATTTCTTCTTGAATTTCACGTTGGAGACCTTGCCACGGAGTCTCACCGGTAATATTAGTACCGCCTACTAGTCCCCAAGTACCTTCATGTTTGCCATGGGCTTTTTGTAATAGTAAAAAACGGCGTGTTGACTTAGCGTAAAACAATGCTCCGCTACAAACTATTGATTCTTTTACAGTACTATTTTCCATTGTGCAGCAGTATATTCACCTTCAAAACTTTTAACCCATGAAACACCGTTCCATAAGTATTGTATTCCAGTGTATATATTCGTTTGCCACACCATAGTGTCTGATTCTTGAGCGGCATTAAACACTACATTCCATCGTGTGCCAGACCACTCGATAATATCATTTGCTTTAGCAATAGGATCGGTCATATCAGCATTTTGCCAACCATGTGGTCCTACATTGTTTTCAATATTTCCTAGATCTTCGATAATTAAAAATCTATCTCCAGGTACTACATTTGTCATCCCATGTCCGGGGTATACTTTTTGCGGATCAATAATAGCATCAAATGTGCCTGGACTACGAGCACGGTAACTGCCAGTACCATTATAGTTAATATCAGTGTCTAATAGGCCATTACTATCAATACCTGTATTAGCTACAAGTGTATCTGGATTCCAATTAACTTGAAGTATTGTAGGATCCATGGGATTAATAGCAATAGTACCAACAACATAAGAACCATTGGGTTGTAATAAGTACAACATACTAGATCCCGCTGTATATGAGCCCGGATACTGGTCAAATAATTGTTGCCAGTCTTGTGGAGATCCAGTTGGTTCAGGTATACCTTTCCAGTCATCTATAGGATCAAATCCATCATTAGGATTTAATAGTAATGCTTGTCCATTGTAAACTTGTATTTTATATCCGGTGATTGTAACAGTATCAGAAGATAGTAAAGAACTTAAAGTTGTATTATCCCCATTAGTCTGTAAGACCGGATCAATACCAAGTCCTTGCTCATATCCGGGAGGATATGAACTAACGTTGTTATATAAATTAGTAATAACTTTAGTAATAACACCAAGGTGTTTGACCTTAACCGGTGGACTAATCCATATAGGAGATGTAAGTGTTAGAGTACCAATTTCAATTGGTGTATCTGTGCCGACAGGGACTTGTCTACTAGACCAATTAATGCTATCAAGATTTAACACGCTTAAACTTGTCCAATCGATATAATTGTCTGTGGTTTGTAGTTCTAAACTTGGATTAAACAGCACTAGTATCTGTTCCATCAACTGTAACTTTTGATCAGTACTTGACGACCATATGTCACACTTCATTGTTAATTTAAAAGGGGTTGGCATCAAACGCTCAACTGTATAGTTACGTCCTTGTCCTGGAGTATAAGCACCTTGTGCGTCTATGCCGCGCTCTCGAAAGTTTAACTTACCTACATATGTTTGATCTGATAATCGATCACGGTCTAAATCTAACCCCGATACGTATACAGATATTCTAGGAACACTGTTAACTACGTTTTCACTGTTTTGTCTAATAATACTAGCTACAGCACGATCAGCATCTCCATACATTACAGGCACCTGATGTAGTGTACCGTCGCCATACTTGACCACAAAATTACTAAGCACACGAATTGTCTGTGTAATATATCGTCTTATCTGACCGTCATAAAAATGCTGCATTATAAATCTGCCTTAGGTTTAAGAGCTTTTGATAGACTCTGTTTTTGTGCTTCTCTTAAGTTATATAGTAGTACAGTCCATGTATCTGTAGAAGGAATGACTTGTTGAGTACCATCGATTATTGGTAGTGTAATTGTTAAGAGATAATCACCTCTAGCATTTGTATAGTAGCTAAACATTGATGGGTAGTCAGCTACACTAAATTCTAACTGCGTCATGCCAAGTTTAATAACAACATACAAGGCAGGTGAACCAATGTTCCAAGCAATTCTAGTGTTAATCACATGAGTGCCGTTGGTTAGGTGAATAACATCACTAGCCACCTGATCGTTGTATGTCCAATTGTTGTTATTGATAAATCCGGTCTTTTGTGTAGCTCTGGTATCATTGTTGGTCATATTCATACGCACTGAGTCTTCTACCTTAATCCAAGAGTTAGAATCAAAGCGGAATAATCTACTAGGAAAGAAATCTGTACGTAAAAAGAAATCATCTTTGCTTGGATTATCTGGAAATTGAATCCCGAATCCAAAATCGTAACCGTTCTGCGGAAACCCATCCCCGATCAAATAACCACTATAACCTGTACGAACAGGACGAGCATTATTATCATTAGTTCTGTAACCTAATTGACTAGCATCAAGCGTTGTCTCATCAGCAGTTTCTAATACTGGTCTTCCTGTCTTAGGATCAACTGCTAGGGTATAAAATTGTCTAGTTTCGTAACCGCTCTTAGGAGCATCTGCCTCGGCCTGTGCTACAACTTGAGCATTAATCTCAAGTTCTTTATTGTATGTACTGAGTAAGTCTTTAAGTGTGGTATTAGCCACAGGATCACCGTTGGCGTCTTTTGCCGGCATATTAAAGATGTCAGCAAATTGTTGGCTATCAACTATCTTTTTAAGTTTTAATCTATATAAATGTGGGAACCAAGTTACTGAAAACCCCTCACTAGCACGACCCACATCTTCAATGACATAGTAGCGTGGTAGACTAAAATCTTTATCATTAAGAGCAAAATCATCACGTAGGTGAGGTAATTCAATAACGTCACCACTAATAGGTTTACGGCCAATATATTTGATAAAATCATTAATGTGTACGGTCATATACAGGGTGTCGTTATCAATAAACAGACCAAATTGACTTAGATTAAAGTCAATATTTTGTACATTATATAAACCACGAATACGATAAATTTCTTGATCGTATTTGCGATCGCGATTTTCTAAAAATAGCAAATCTTGTATGTTAGTAACCGCAGTGCTAGCATATGCTGGCTGATCAGCGGTGGCATTTGCTTGGCTTGTATTAGCCCCTAAATACTTGTGCAAATATACATCTGTGCCTCCAGCTTGAAACATCTCGCTAGCTTGGCGATCAATGAACTTGTAGTCATTGCCCTTTTCTGGTTTATATAGACTTAATCTTGGCATAGTAACATATTTATCGATAGCTAAATATAGTACGAGGACAAAATAATGGACGATTTAGCACCATCAACCCAAAGTAACGCTACAGCAGAGCGCAATAAAGTATTTGATTATGTGCGTACAATGCTGGGCGATGGCATGATTGAAGTAGAATTAGATCCTGCTCACTACGAAATCGCGTTAGATCGTGCGTTGACAAAATACCGTCAGCGTAGCCCAAATGCTGTAGAAGAAAGCTATTTGTTCTTAGAACTTATACAAGATCAAAATGAATACAGACTGCCTGACGAAGTTATTACAGTACGTCAAGTATTCCGTCGTGCTATTGGTAGTCGTACTGGTATCGGTGCTGGTGGTACTTTGTTTGAACCCTTTAACTTGGCATATACCAATACATATATGATGTCAGGTAGCATGATGGGCGGACTAGCAACTTATGATGCTTTTGCTGGCTATCAAAAACTAGTTGGACGTATGTTTGGTAGTTATATTGAATTCCTTTGGAAACCAACTAGCCACTTGCTAGATATTTTACAGCGTCCATTTGCTCAAGGTGAACAGATTCTTGTACAAAGCTATAACTATCGCCCAGATTGGGTATTACTACAAGACACGTATGCCAAACAATGGCTTAAAGACTACACACTGGCAACTGCTAAAGAAATGTTAGGGCAAGCTCGTAGCAAGTTTGGATCAATCGCTGGACCAGGTAGTCCAATCACATTAAACGGCACAGCACTTATTTCTGAATCTAAAGAAATGATTGAAAAATTAGAAAAAGAGCTTATCACCAATGAAGTTAACGGTAGCAATGCCTACTACTTCATAACCGGCTAAAAAAATCTTGACCTTGTAATAAAACTGTTATATACTAGCGTTACTTACGGAGGCGCTATGATTATAGGTGTATGCGGTTTTATTGGGTCGGGCAAAGATACTATTGCCGATTATCTTACAAATTTCCATGGTTTTAGACGAGAAAGTTTTGCTAACAGTTTAAAAGATGCTGTGGCACATGTGTTCGGCTGGGACCGTACTATGCTAGAAGGTCGCACAAAACAAGCCCGCGAATGGCGCGAGCAAGTGGATCCTTGGTGGGCCGAACGTTTAAATATGCCTAATCTTACCCCACGTTGGGTACTACAATACTGGGGCACAGAAGTTTGTCGCAAAGCCTTCCATGACGACATCTGGATTGCTAGTTTGGAAAATAAGCTACGTAATTCTAAAGACGATATCGTCATTTCGGATTGTCGTTTTCCTAACGAAATTAAATCAATTAAAGCCGCCGGCGGTATTGTTATCCGTGTAAAGCGTGGTGACGATCCAGAATGGTATAAAGATGCCGCAGATATGAATGCCGGCCCTAAATGCACTAACTGGGCCTTAGCAAGCGGCCGAATGTCAAAATTAAACATCCATGCCAGTGAAACTGCTTGGGTTGGTACTAAGTTTGATGCTGTGCTGACTAATGATAGTACTATAGACGATTTATTTGCCAAAGTTAAAGATCTGGTACAAGATCCCCTTGACGCCATCGAGACCCTTCTTGTTGAAGAACCCTTTGACAGTTTGCGCACACCGTCTTAAGATTTATTGTTTTACAATTATTTAAATCTCCATCTACGTGATATACATTAAACACTTGCTTGTGTGGTGACTTAAAACCACACTTATCGCAAGTGTTTTTTATTCTATATCCGGCACGATACCAACGTGCTATTCCTTTACCTCCAAGACATTGCTCGCACTTGCGTCTATAATAAGTGCGTCCTGATTTACGATAATTTATAGCGGCTGGCCGTAAACCGCATTCACATAGTGGTCTCATAGTAATATTTAAAAGAACCGCACCTTTTTTATCCCTTTTTCTGGTACTTTAACGGGTACAAAAAGTCCAAATGCCATAAATACATTAAGAACATGTTCTCACGGAGATAATACAAAATGGCTCAATTAAGTTCACCAGGCGTTAGCGTAACAGTAGTAGACGAATCGTTCTACACCCCTGCTGCCCCAGGTACCGTACCCCTTATAGTTGTTGCTTCACAAGCAAACAAAACAAATGCCGCAGGCACAGGCACTGCGCCAGGCACACTAGCGGCCAACGCTGGTAAAGTTTGGTTATTAACAAGTCAAGCAGATTTAGGCGCAACATTCGGTGTTCCTTATTTCCAAACTGACGCAGAAAATAATCCAGTACACGCTGGCGAAGTTAACGAATATGGTTTACAAGCCGCTTATAGTTTCTTAGGAGTATCAAATCGTGCGTATGTAGTACGTGCTGATGTTGACCTAGCACAGCTAAAAGGTTCAGCAGTAATTCCAGCAGGATTACCAGCAGATGGAACTTATTGGTGGGATACATCAACAACAAACTTTGGCGTGTTCCAATGGAACGGTACTGCGATTTCTAATGTTAATCCAGTAGCAGGCGCCCAGTCATTTACAAATCAAACAGTAGCAGTAATTACAAGCACAGCTAATCTTTCAAATAAGAATGATCCAACTAGTGCCCCAGCTGCCAGCTTTGGGTCTGTAGGTAGTTACGCAATTACAGCAACTACAACTTTAAATTCATTATGGTTTAAAAAATATCAAACTAGTACACCCGCAGGAACATGGGTTAAGGTTGGTACCAGTGATTGGACTGCTAGTTGGCCAGTCGTTACTGGCGCCGCAACTACAGGTTATGGATCAGGTCATAACACCATTAAGATCAACGGAACTAATGTAACAAATAGTGGTGGTGATCAAAGCGGTATGGCAACAGCTATTAATACTGCGGCAATCAGCGGTATTACTGCAGCTTCAATTAACGGTATTTTAAATATCTATTCAACAGGTGTTGCTGTTACAATCGCCGCAGGCGATACTAATAGTGCGTTAACAGTATCTGGTTTAACAGCTGGTACATTTAATGCTCCAGCACTAACAATTAGCCCACACTATCAAGTTCCAAATTATGGTACATACGGAAATAATAATCCAACAGGTAGCGTATGGATTAAAACAACTCCAGTTAACCTAGGTGCTAATTGGGACGTTGAAAAGTATAATGCTAATTCAGCTGAGTGGATCCGTCAAAGTGTATCAGCACTATATCCTAACAACCAAACTGCTATGGCAGCATTGGATCCAAAAGGTGGCGGTATTAATATTCCAGTTGGCCAAGTATATGTAAAATATAACGACGATGAAGGAACTCCAGTACAAGCAGATTTTAAAATTTATCAACGTACATCAACAGGTGTATTATCAGTAACATCATCTGCTATTACTAGTTCAACATTTACAGCAGGAAGCAATACATTCCAGTTCCAAATTAGCAAACTAGATGGTACTTTAACCAGTTTAGCTACTGTAACATTTACTGCCACTGGTGCTACAACTGATGCTGGTTTATTAGCGGCAGCGGTATCAACTGCGGCAGCTGGAACAAATCTTTCAGCTACAGTAAACAGTGATAACACAGTTACAATTAGTCATAACGGTGGCGGCGATATACGATTTGTTGATGGAACAAATACACCATTATCAAAATTATTTAATATCAGCACAACAGCAAACTATGATCAAGATCCGTCAAGCACAGGTAGCGATGGCAAATATATTGCTACAGCTTGGTCAGCAGTTGATTCATCAAATACAGCATTAGTAACTCCAAGTGCTACAGCACCAACTACAACACCAGCAGACGGTACATTGTGGTATGATAGCACAACCAGTGATGTTGATATTATGATTAACGATGGTACACACTGGAGAGGTTTCTTAACTACAGGCGGCAAATCAGTTAATCAAATCACCGGTCCTGTTACTGATGCTAGCGGTCCAATTATTTCAGCAACACAGCCAACATCACAAGCAAATGGTAGCCCATTAGCTCACGGTGATATCTGGGTTAATGTAAGTAACTTAGAAATGTATCCACAAATTTACAGATATAACTATTTGAGCAAAGCATGGGTACTAATCGACGCAACTGATCACACAACACAAAATGGTATTGTGTTTGCCGATGCTCGTTGGTCAGATGAAAGTAATAACACAAGCACTGTTAAGACTGGTGCTGATACTCCTGATTCAATAGTTTCATTACTATCAAGCGACTTCGTAGACGTTGATGCTCCAGATCCAGCATTATATCCACGTGGTATTCTGTTGTTTAACCTACGTCGTTCAAGCTTCAATGTTAAGCGTTATGTTAAGAATCAAGTAGATACTGGCGCATATAATACACGTATGCCAGGCAGTCCGATCATGACTTATTACTATCCAGATCGTTGGGTAAGCGATGCTGCCAACGATTATCAAGGTGTTGGTCAGTTTGGTCGTCATGCTCAACGTGCTGTAGTCGTACAAGCACTTAACGCTTTAATTGAAAGTAATCAACAAATCCGTGATGAAGATAGCAGAATATTTGATATCATGAGTTGTCCAGGTTATTTAGAAACATTACCAGCATTAGATAGTTTAAATGCTGATCGTGGACTATTATCATTTATCGTTGCTGATGCTCCAGCTCGTTTAACACCAGATGCTACATCATTAAACAACTGGGGTAACAACGTTATGAAAGCAACCGGTGACGGTGAAGACGGTTTAATCAGTACAAGTGCTTACTCAGCAGTTTACTATCCATGGGGTTATACGAGCGATCTACACGGTAACAATGTAGTTGTTCCTCCAAGTCACATTATGTTACGTACAATCGCCCTAAGCGATAACGTTTCTTATCCATGGTTTGCTCCAGCAGGTGTACGCCGTGGTGGTGTAACTAACGCAAGTAGCGTAGGTTATGTTGACGGTCAAACAGGCGAATTTGTTCCTGTAGCACTAAATGGCGGACAGCGTGATACACTAGCAGGAATCCATGTTAATCCAATTACATACATTGGCGGACAAGGTTTAATCTGTTACGGTCAGTACACACGTCAGTTAGTTGCTAGTTCATTAGATCGTATTAACGTAGCACGTTTGGTAATTTACTTACGTTACCAATTAAATGCTATTGCTAAACCGTTCATCTTTGAACCAAACGATACTATTACACGTAACGAAATTAAACAACAAGTTGAAAAATTAATGCTTAACTTAACAGGCGAACGTGCCTTATACGACTACCTAGTTGTATGTGACACTTCAAACAACACTCCAAGTAGAATTGATGCTAGTGAGTTGTATGTTGATATAGCAATTGAACCAGTTAAAGCAGTGGAGTTTATTTACATTCCATTGCGTTTAGAAAACACTGGCGCAATCAAAGGTTTGGGCAAATAATTAGGAGAATTTAAATGGCAATTGCAGCATTATCAAACTTTACAGTACCCTTAGCTTCAGACCAAAGCGCCGCTTCACAAGGCATGCTAATGCCAAAGTTGAAGTATCGTTTCAGAATTAGTTTTGAAAACTTTGGCGCAAGCGGTAGTACAACAGAACTTACTAAACAAGTTGCTGAGGCAGCTCGCCCAAACGTTAAATTTGGCGAACAAAAACTTGAGATTTATAACTCAACAATCCACTACGCTGGTAAACCAGAATGGCAACCTATCACAGTTAAACTACGTGATGATGTTAGTGGCGCAGTTAGCAAGTTGGTTGGCGAACAGAATCAGAAACAATTTGACTTCTTTGAACAAAGTTCAGCGGCAGCGGCAGGTGATTATAAATTTACCATGCGTATCGAAATCCTCGATGGCGGTAATGGATCACAAACTCCAGGTGTTTTAGAAACTTGGGAAGTATACGGTTGCTACTTAGAAAGTACAAACTGGCAAGATTTAAAATACAGTGATCAAGGTGCTGTCATGATTGATTTAGGTATCAAATATGACAACGCTGTACAAACTGCTCCAGTTCCAGCAATCGGTGCTCCAACACCAGTGATGGCTGCTCCTGGTACAAACGCATTAGGTTCTTAATACAAAAAGCCTACGTAAGTAGGCTTTTTGTTGACTAATCATAAACTACGCATATAATTATTTAAATAAATAATACTATGGGATTCACAGCCAACAGTAATTTACAAGCAGATCCAACAGTTTATCTAAAGGATTATCGCCACG